ACCAGCAGGCGCATTCATCAACCCTAAAAATGCAGAGTGGGCAGACTTATTCCTACTTGATGCTGACTTAAACAACAGTAGTTTGACAGCATTTATGGAACAAGTGGGTGACTTGACAAGCATCTATGGACATTGCTGGGTTGCAGTTGACATGCCACAAGCAGGTGACGGTACATTGGGTCGCCCCTATACTGTTGCTATACAGCCCCTCAATGTATGGGACTGGGAGTTTGACTATTATGGTGGCAGACCTATTCTTAAGCGTGTTAAGATACTTGAGATGGAAGATGAGAATTGCTACTACATCAAATGCTATCACTTAGGTGACGCAACTAATCCTTCGTATTACAAATCATACAAAGTTGAGAAGAATGCAAACACTATTCAATTAAATGCACCAGCAGAACTTATTGGTGAAGGGGTGTTCCCACTAGGAATGTCTATCCCAGTATTCATTGCATACGGTCGTCGTGACCCTCGCAGAATTGACTTAGGCGTATCAGACATTGACAGCGCAACAGATGCACAACGAGAACATTATAAATTAGAATGCGAGGCCTATTCAGCGGTACAATTCGCACACACAATCATTCGTGCAGAGCCAGGCGTCAAAGTCCCAGTACACTCTGGTGCAATCGTTCGTGCTACAGAAGGACAGATTGAAGCCATCACTATTGATACTGGTGATGTTCTTACAATCATCAAGAAGCAAGATAACATTCTAGAACAGATTGAAGCGTTGACTGGCTTAGGTGGTTTACGCAACACTAAGAATCAAATCGCATCAGGCGTCGCCATCATTGAAGAACGCAAGCAGTTGCATAGACTTGCAAAAGCAAAAGCAAGATTGATGGAAGCAGCAGAAGAAACTATTCTTACATATGCTGCTCGTTTCATGAACATGCGTTGGGCTGGCGAAGTTAGATATAACACTGACTATGAAAGCCACGATACCAACTATAGATTAGCACTAATCAAAGAAGCAAAAGCATTGTCTCCAGAAGACCCAGTAATCAATGCATTAGTCAATAAAGAAATTATTGGTATGCTTGCACCTTCTACTCAGATTGCTGACTATGAGCAACTATACATTGACACTATTCAAGACCCTGCACTAAAGGGCTTGATGACAGAAACTAATCAAGAAGTATTGAGTCGTGACCTCATGCCAAGTATGATCCCTGTAGAGAGAGAATACGATGAAGATGATGACAGCAATATGGAAGAAGCCAGTGAAGACGCTGGCGGCGATGATGGCAACGCTACATTACTTGGTGGAGCGGGAACGCCCATCACTAATCTAGGAATAACATATACACCTCAGCAAGCAATTGCAGTGCAGTTAACTGGTGGGGTAAACACAGGTAGATAATTCTATTATAACAATAGAATAAATACAATACAAACTCGGTGATAACGTACAATCAAAGGAACAATTAAATGAATGAAGATACTTTCGTTGGCAACGAACAAGCCCCTGAAGTAATGCAGGACCAGGCAACTGGTAACAATACTGAACAGAATGTTAATGCAGGTGCAATCCGTAAAAGCACCACTAATTCAATTCTAAATGCTCTCAGCAATGCGAGTGGACAGAACTTTGAATCAGTAGAAGCAGCGTTAAGTTTCATGGCAAGAACATCTGCTCAACAAACCAGCGGTGGCAACGCACAGCCAGTAGAACAACAGAATACAGATAGACGCTCTAATCGTGTCACTACTAATGACTTGCATGAACAGTTCAATCGTCTCCAACAGGACCTTTCTTTGAAGGAACAAAAGTTGAGAGAGCGTGACTTGGACTCAGAGATTCAACGAGCAATGGGTGAACGATTTGACTCCGATCTACTTGACTACGCTTTAACTAAAGTAAAGTCAAACATTGAATGGTACGATGATGGTACCTATGCAATTGTAGATAACAAGGGTCGTGAACGCTATGGTATAGATGGTTCTCCTCTAACAATCAATGGTCTCGTAAATGAAGTAGCGACGGGTAATCCTAAACTTCTTCGTCAGAGTAGCGGGAACAGTGGTTCTGGTTTAAGACCTGGACAAGGTAGTTTTGCTGGTGCACTTGAAGAAGGCATACCAGACTATACTCGTGACCCAGCAGCGTTTAACGCCTGGGCTGCACGAAATGGTCTTGGTAAGAATGTCGGACTTAAGGGTATGAGAGTATCAGCAACATCATCGGCTCCAAGTCGCAAAATACTCTAAAATATGCCAACCAAAGGAGAATTATAATGGCTTATGTATTAGGCGGTCCAAATAACGAAGCAGATGGCTTCACAACCGCAATCGCATCTTTCGCACTCCGTGCTATGCACGAATCAATCGGTCTTGTCAACATGACCAATGTTGTAACACCAACACAAGGTAACGAGTTCCTCGTTCCTAACTTCGCACCAATCACTTATCAGGATTACAATGCTAACGGCACTGGTGGTTCATGGGGTACTGGTAACGCAACTGTACAGAACCCTGCACTTGGTCAAGGTTCTATCACAGCAACTCCAGCAGTTGCTTCAACTGCATTTGATATCTTCTACGGCTGGACCACTTCGTTCCAGTTGGCTGCTACTCTTGGTGGTGAACTTGGCGAATCATTCGCTGAAAAAGTTGACCAGCGTGTAACTGCTGCTTTTGAAGACTTCAAAGCAACTCCAGGCAACACCTTCTACCCAACTTCTGCTGACGGCTTTGACCGCGTATTAGAACTTGGTGCTATGGAACTGCTTTCGGCAGGTGTTCCTTCAAACACTGCAGGCTGGACAACTGGCTTCTCTGCAAGTGAAGTGCTTGAACTTGTTCGCAACATCAAGCAGAACTTCAAGGTTGCTCGTATGCCAGGTGCTCCTGTCATCGTTCTTGACTCAAACGGTTATGTAACTGAGTTTGCTTCTGGCGCAATCGGTGGAAGCGGTTCTTCATTGACTCGCTTGCTTGCTGAATTGACTGGTGGTGCGGTTGCATCTTCAGGTGGTTCTAACCTTTCTGCTCTTGGTAACGAACTATTGTCAACCGGTAAGATTGAATCAGTCTATGGTTGCCAGATCATGTTCACAACCTTCTTGCAGTCTGCAAACCGTATTTTACTCGGTCAAGGTTCAGCAAGCCCAGTGCTTGTTGGTGCTTACTTCGGTGACAGTGCATTGTTCACTGTTATGAAGGAAGGTCTACAGTTGAAGTCAGGTGAAACTCCTGGTGGTCTCCAAATGTGGTTGACTGGTGTCGGATACTTCGGTTCTGGCGTTGGTGACCTTCGTCGTGGTGGCGCTATCAACATCGTTCAAGCCTAATCTAACTAGGGGGAAGCAATTGGGCTTCCCCCATAACCAGGGAATATAATATGTCAGTACCATATCAAAGAATCTCAAATGCAACTGTAGTAGATATTGCCTTCTACGATCCCGCTGCGGAACGTAGGGCTGCTGCACTTGATGTTGATTGGGAACCATATTTCAAAGTAGGGAGCCAAGAAATGCTCTACAAAATGGAGTTTGGTTGGTGGCAAAACTATTGCGATACAGTTATCGGTGCATATTATTATGACAATCTGCCTAATGGTCAATTGATTTCAAGTTTCAATCCGAGCCTTCTAATCAAGAATGACCAAACACTTATTCGTCTTGACTGCTTCGCTGCTATTCTCGTTTTCTATGAATCATTAGTTACTGATGTTTCAAATATGAACGAGGTAGATTTGCAGAACTTTAATTTTGCAAAAGAAAGAGCATATAACGAATGGGAAAAAGCACAGCAATTAAGTAATTGGTATGACTTGTTCCAGGACGCTCCACAAGGTCCAACGACTAAACTGGAAGAAAACTGGACAGCAGATCCTAATTACTTTAATGGTGATCGTAGGTACTTCTAATGGCAAGTACTAAAACTTCACCAGCCTTATTGCTAAACAGACCTCTTGTAAACGATACTGAGATTACTGCTGCATTGAAACTATTCATTCCAAGAGAATGGAATATTCCTATCTATGACGAATTCCCTAGTGATGAGTCAAAGGTAAGATACGGTCTTTATGTAAGCACGGTGAACACATTAAGTAGAAGTGTAAACCAACTCGGTGTACAGTTCTGTGGTTCATACTACAATGCTGTAGATAGTTTTGAAATTATCTATGTAAGTTTCCAAAAGGATCCATATGAAGTAAGTGTAGTTGACATTGTTAACAATCTTGTTACTTACCAGATTGATGGAGTGCAATTATTTGACGGTTACTTTAGCCGCACATATGATATGTCTTCAGAATACGGACCAACAAGAGCAGAAGTTTATACCTGGGTATTTAATTTGACTAGACTAGAATTTAACACATAACGCCAACTAAGGAGAAATTACAATGGCACGAATTACCGTAAATACAACTGGAACTCAACCAACATTGATTCTCAGTACTACCACCAGCAATGTTACTGCAAATACATTTACTGCAAACACTGCGCTAAGCGTCACTTGCTTACAAGATGTGACTATTACCAACTCAACCGGTATCTTCTCATGGACAGACTTCTGTTCACTTGATACCAACAAAGTTACTACCCCAGCAGATAACGAAATCACCACTAACTTGGTTATTGATTCTGTTGCTTTCTTCGGAGATGCTAACGCAACACCAAACACTGCTGCAACATTCAGCGGCGTAAATGGTCTATCACAGAACAAGATTCCTGTCTCGTTCAAATTGATCATGAATGGTGACACAACTGCAAATACGGGTGCGTTCTACTATCAGGGAACAGGCTATGTTTCATCGCTTGCACCTACTGTAAGCCCAGAAGCCCCTGTTTGGGTGACACCACTGACTATCGCAGTTGATGGTTCATTTAGTTACGGGACTGTCTAAGTTAGTAACTTAGAATAACAATATGGGGAGCATCTACACAGGTGCTCCCTTTATTAACAAATGAAAGAACAAATCATGAACGAAGATAGTGTCTGGTTAAAGACAGACGAAGAAAAGTTACGCAGTCTCATTGCTGATGAAGCAAAGATGATGCCTATGCTTGACAATGTACAAGCAACAGTTAAGCAACTTAAAGCAAAGCAAACATTTCGGCTTGCATTGCTCAATCAACTGTTAGAATCAACTGATTCTGACTAAATACTAGTGAAAACAAATTAAGGAGAAAACAAATGAAACTTTCACAAATCGCAGCAAAACCTAAACTAATTGAAGTATTAATTGATGATGAAGATGTCATCAAGGAATACGCAGAAGCCCTAACATTCTATACTTGGGACCGTCAACCTATGGATGTGTTCACTCGCATGGCAAATCTCAGCGAATCAAATGATATCTCTGGCTTGATTGAAATTGTTAGAACACTCGTACTTGACGAAGATGGCAAAGAAATCTTGACTAAAGAAAGCACATTGCCTACTCCAATCTTGATGAAGGTTATCGGTAAGGTTACGGAACAGTTGGGAAAGTAACAAGTGATGAACTTGATGTAAAAAGTCAAAAAATGCTATCCATCATGCAAATTGATGGACTAGCAAAACGCTACGGTAAACTACCAAGCGAAGTACTGCGTGAAGCAAATACATTTGATTTGTATATTATTGATGCAGCAATGACTTACGAACAGTATCATCACAAAAAATCAATGAATAAGGGGCAAGAACCCTTAGACAACTACACAACAGAGGATCTGTTGACAATATATAACAAGGGTAAACAAAACAGTGGGCCGCATCAAACTAAAACTAGTTAGTAATACAATGATACCTAGTCTTAGACGCATCACTGCTGCCCTTGATAAGTTACCAGCAGAAGCACATCAAGTGTTTAAACAAGAAACGCCTATTAAAACTGGCAACGCACGTAAAAGAACTCGGTTGCAGGGTGAAGTCATTAAAGCCGACTACAACTATGCAACTGAGTTAGATGCTGGTAAAAGTCGTCAAGCACCTGAAGGTATGAGTAAGCCTACAGAACAATACATCACTAAGCGTGTTAAAGCAATAATGCGTAAGAAATAAGGTAATATAGTATGGCCAGTTTGAAATATACAGTAGATGTTGATACCAAAGGCGCAAGAAGTAGTATTGCGTCATTGCAGAGCAGTCTTGGTGGCATTGGTGCCGCAGTTGCTGGTGCATTTGCAGTACAAAGTCTTGTTGGCTTTGGTGATGAATTAATCAGTTTACGAAACAGACTGTCAGCCTTTACTGGCTCACAAGCAGAAGCAAACGCACAATTTGACCAAATTGCTGCAATTGCTGGTAGAGCAAGGTCAGGTCTTGCGGAAACTGGTGCACTGTATAACAAAATGGCTATTGCAGCCGATTCAATGGGCGTATCTACTGCACAAGTAGGTCAAATTACTGAAACATTTGCTAAGTCACTTAAAGTAGGTGGCGCTAACGCTCAAGAATCAGCAAGTGCAATTCTACAGTTCAGTCAGGCTATGGGGTCTGGCGTTCTGCGCGGCGAAGAGTTTAACGCAGTGTTTGAAGCATCAAGCAGCACAATGCTTGATATTGCTAAAGCATTGGGTGTTCCTATTGGAAAAATGCGTGAACTTGCAAAAGAAGGTAACAAGTACTGTCATCGCACAGGCTCTCTTAAGAATGAATGATTCAGTTGAGGAGAAGTTTGCTAAGACTATCCCAACTATCAGTGAAGCGTTTACTAACTTAAGAACTGCCGCTGGTATTGCATTTACTGAAATGGCTACCGACACTGAAAGTCCTGTTGCTGGACTTGCTGCACTTGGTCAGTCAATTCTTAAACTTACAACTGATCTTCCTGCGTTAGTAAGCGCAATTAAAGATTTAACTAATGTATTACTGTTAGCCGGTGGAGCAATGCTTGCTTTTAGAGCGCACACATTCCTGGCTACTGGTGGATTCACTGTATTGCAGGGTGCAATTGCTACTTTTGGTAAGAATATCGGTGGTGCAACTACAGGACTGCTTAACTTCGGTAAAGCAGGTCAAAGTGTAAAGAACGGTATGGTGGGTCTTGGCACATCATTAGGCATAATTGACAAGTCACGCGGTTCAATAATGAAAACAGCCGAAGGTATGGGCTTCTTAAGCACCTCAATTAAGCGAGTAAGTCAGTTTGGACTTTCCTTAACCACTGTCTTTAGCGGAATGCTAAGAATAGGTCTAAGATTGTCCGGTATTGGGCTTGTAATTATGACAATTATTGATGTTGTTAACTTACTTTACAAAGCAATCACTGGGTCAAACGAAAAGTTAATTGACTTCGGAAGTATCTTTAAGGGTATTATCACTGTTGTAAGAGTAGTTTATGGTTTACTCGCAGCATTAGGTAACTACATCGGTGGTGTCTTAAGTCCGTATGTAAATGCTATGACTGGCGCTTGGCGCAACCTAATGAGTGCTATTATGGACTCGGGCCCGATAAGAGCAGCAGCATCAATGCTTGATTATGTTGGTAGCAGATTATCAGCATTATGGCAAAAAGCAAAAGATATATCAGGTGTAACTGCTGCTGATGATAAAGCACGCCAAGAAAAGTATTTGATGAATCCTGTTGGTGGACTATTGCCTTATGGTGAACAGAAAAAAGCCCCACCTCCGATAGCATTGGGTGCAGGCAAACCTAAAGGTGGCGGCGGCAAGTCTGCTGCTGATGTTGCAAAAGAACAAGCCAAAGCACTTATGGATGTTAAGGGTGCTGTTCTTGAAGTTACCGCAGCATTCAACGAAAGTTCAAAGGCTAGATTAGAAGATTTAGACTTCCAGTTTAAGTCGCTTGGTATGAGCGAAGATCAAATTCAACTTGAACAAAGTCGTCGTGATATTCTTAAAGAACAAACAGATGCTCTTAAGAGTCTTGCTGAACAAGAAAATAAAGTAGAAGAACAGTTTAAGAACAAAGAACTTAGTAATAATGGTCGCAAAGAGGCAATTGCTCTTATTGCAAAAGAAACCGCTGCTGTTAAAGAAGCAACTATAGCACAGTTAGCAGACAGCGCCACGGCAATAGAAGCAATCCAAGCCAAAAATCGTAAAATAGAACAAACAAATCATTTACTAGATTTGCAACAGCAGGCATTAGACAATAAAGAAGCATTGCAAGCCATACAAGATCAATTACAATTAATTGGATTGACCGGTATTGAACTTGAGAATGCTACAATGCAGTTAACACAGCAGCAAAGATTGCGTGAAATTGATATCAAGGCTCAAAAAGAATTAATAGAACTTAAAAAACAAGAAATTGCTCTTGGTCCAGAACTTTACAGACAACGACAACAACAAATTGAAGAAAATAAACAAACAGCGATAAAAGCAGCAGGAGAGGTAGGTGCCGCCGAAAAGAAAGTTGCTGATGCAACCGTAAAGTTCAACACAAAAGATTGGAAGGGCAATCTCAGAAATAAGTTTAAAGACTTGGCTGAAGGCGTTAATGAAGTAAGTATTGCAACACAAGCATTTGATAGTGTATGGGGTCGTATGGGCGATGCACTTGACAACTTTGTTGAAACTGGTAAGTTTAAGTTTGGTTCTTTCGCTAAATCTATCATTGCTGATCTTGCTAAGATTGCATTGAGATCGGCTGCAACTAACCTATTCTCAAAAATTGGTTTGGCAATTCTTGGTAAAGCATCAGGTGGTCCTGTTATGGCGGACAAGCCATATGTCGTTGGTGAGCAAGGTCCAGAACTATTCGTACCTAACAGTGCTGGTTCTATTATGACTAATGCATCAATGAACAAGAATGCGGGCGCTGGGTCAGGCATGGGTACAACAGTCAATAATACATACATCACAAACAACATTAGCGCAATTGACAGTCGCTCAGTAGCACAGATGTTTGTTGAGAATCGCAAGTCTTTACTTGGAGCATCAATGATGGCTCGTAAAGAAATGCCGTACGGAGGTTAATAGGAACAATTATGTCAGGATTACAAACAATAATTGACAGATGCAATGGATTGAATATTGACCGTCGTAAGATGGTTGGCATTCAGTACACTCGCAACGAGTCACCAAGAACAAGTCAAACTCCAACATTCAACCCTTGGCGTTTTGTGTTAGACATGCCTTCAAGTTTGCGTTATTATCAAGCAAGAGCATTGCTAGAACAACTTGATACACTAGACCGTAATGTACCACAAGTTGTCACATTCGGCAACAATCCTTGTCTATCTTGGATATTCAAG